CAGCACTTAAACGCATACAACGCGTCATTGTCATAGGCATCACGCAGGGCGTTCTGGGCCTGATTCAGATAAAAATTACCCGACATGGAAATCTCAGACGACGCCCCCAGACCGTTGATGTTCTCCTGCTCTGTGGAGCAGAGCGTGGTCACATCAATATCCTGTTTCTGACCGGCGGTGAACTGGACTTCCTTGATGGTGCAGTCCAGGCGCAGATATTCCGCCTTATCCATAGTTTCAGCAGTCGCCGGGGCAGATGAAATCATCACCTGCGTCAGCTGTGAGCGTTCATACAAAGCAGACATTCTGCCTCCTGATAATAAAAAACCCGCACGCGGCGGGGTATGGGTTTTGTAGAAAAAAAGAAAAAGTCACACCGTGACCTGAAACTCCAGGGTTGCACGGTAACAGCGGTTTTCCGGAATATAGTCCTGCATTTCACTGACGGATCCCGGGGCCAGCAGCATTATGGCTTCACGGGCGTCCTGACGTATCTGACGCGCCTGCGTCACAGTCCCGGCATAAACGTCTATCTGCACCGACACTGAGGACTCCGCCTGCCCGCCCATCACGTCCGCAGACACCGATGAAATCAGGCTGAAAACCACCCACGGAAGCGCCACCGACGGCCTGCCATCCAGCAGGGGGACCACATACGGGTACACCTGCCCGCCGGCAAGATGCGCCAGATGAGGATACAAATCCGCCTCCGTCATCGTCTCAGTACCTCATCAATGGCCCGGTTCTCCGCGCATCGCCACCTGAGCTGCCTGTTCACTGCGCACATCAAACGCCGGGCGCACAAACGGGTGCGGTGGCATATTCACGGTCCCCATTTCCACAAACCGCCAGTAGAAAGCATTGCGCGGGTTATCCGCCTTCATGGTGTTATCGCTGTTACCGGTGTCCGGATTAACACCACGGATATGGACACCGGATTCCATCCCGCCATCGCGGGAGCGCCGGGAAAGGACCACCACATTGCGGCGCAGTTTTCCCCTGCGTACCGGTGCCCGTGACACCACTTCTTCTTTCAGCACATTCGCACCCGCACGGGTTGCCTCACGCAGCACCCGGTTATTTTCCGCACCACTCAGAAGCTGCAAATCGCGGCTGATGTCCTCCAGCCCCGAAAAATCCAGCAGGGTTTCGATCATTTTTCCCCTCCCAGCCGACAGAGAATTTCCAGACGCCCGCCGGTCGCATCCGGCACGGGCAGCCCGACAACGTTCAGGATCCGGTCACGCCATGGACCACTCAGCACATGAAGTCGTGACGCTGCCGTGATTTCCCGGCCGGACTGACCGCGCACCCAGATGCGGATTTCCGCCTGCGCCATTTCCGCACCGGACTGCATCCGCTCCCGGCTGCTCCTGCCACGGATATCCGCATGAATTTTCCCGCATGACACCCATTCTTCCGTCATTTCTCCGGCAGCATTACGGGTTAACACCGGGTTCAGAACACTTATCATCTGTGTCAGACGACCTGCAGATATTGCCATTCCCCCTCCTCATAACACCGTCGGACAACGCAAATCGTAAATCAGCACGGAAACAGAAAACGGCAGCTCCCCCTGAATCAGTTCTTCCCGCTCCGCAAGATCCGGATTCCGGTACAGCATCCCGGTCAGTCGCATGGCAGCCCCCTTCATCCGGGTTAATGCCTCGCCCGGGATCAGTTCACCGTCCTCACGAATCACCTTATCCCGGCTGCCCTGAATGTAGGCCAGCAGCACGGCGGTAGCCTGACGAACCTTGTCCATCAGCATGTCATCATCCGCGTCATGGTCGACACGCAGATGTGCCTTGATCTCTTCCAGTGTCAGTAATGCCGTCATTTTCCGCCTCCAGCATCCCGTCCCCGTTTGGCAGCCAGGGTCCAGCCTGATGAATGAGCTTCTCCGGGTTTATCACCGGTCATACTGTTGCAGTGCCACAGCGAGCCCCCCCATGTCACCGTATCGCCTGGGTGGTAGGTTTCACCGGCTCTGAACACACCGCGGTAGAGCATCACCGGCAGGGAAAATGTTTTTTCCGTACGCTGGCCACTGCTCTGCCGGATCACCACAGAGAACAACCGCTCCCCCGTCATACTGACGTCAATATCCGCCACCCCGTCAACCAGGCATTCCCATCCCCGCATCCTGTGCGTTTTTTCATACGCCCGCCAGAGTCCGCCCTGGTGTGTGGCATACGTGCCCCGGGGAAAGGATTTTTGATCGTCAATGGCGGGGAGTATTTCCAGTGCCGTGGCATCACGCCCGTCCTGCGGAGCCGGCAGGGCACTCACCGCATCCAGAACCGCCTTCTGCAGAACATCCGGATCGTAGTCACGACCATCACGCGGAACAGGAATATGGCTTACCGCCTCCTTCACCATCTGTTCAAGCATCGGACGCACATCATCCGGGGTGAGACTTTTACCGTCCGCCGGCTGTGGAATATTTGCGACCGCATCATTCACCGCCTTCTGCAGTACTTCCGGATCGTAGTCACGACCGTCACGCGGAACAGGGATATGGCTTACCGCCTCCTTCACCATCTGTTCAAGCATCGGACGCACATCATCGGGGGTGATACTTTTGCCGTCCGTCGGTACCGGTATTTTCCCGACCGCATCATTCACCGCCTGCTGCAGTACATCCGGATCATAATCACGACCATCACGCGGTACCGAAATGGCCCCCACAGCGTCATCCACCATCGCCTGCAGAACCGGACGCACCTCATCCACCGTCACATGCTTCTGTAATACCGCCGACAGGGAAGTCAGTTTCTCTTCAAACGCTTGTGCCTGCGAGGCCATCTTCCCCTCAAATGTGCGCTGTAAATCCGCCAGCACCGTGGAGAATTCTTCACCCAGCGCACGGATAATGGACAGTTCACGCTCTGTCATTTTTTCAGTATCCCCCTGAACATCGCCTTCACCGCATCACGCTCTGTTTCGCTTATGGCCTTATTACCGTCAGATGCGCCCTCCTGGCGTGTGCCTGACGACGTTTTCCCGGAAGACGCGAACGGATCCTCACGGGCATCACGACGGGACAGCGCCTCCAGACTGTAGTTCTGCTGCTGAATATACAGTGCATCACCGCCGGCAAGGGGCGGCAGGTTCTCACGTTTACGGGCCTCATTGGGCGTGAGAAGCGTATTTTTCACCGATTCACCCAGCGTTTTCATGCGACGTTCGCTGTCCATTCTCAGCAGCGTGGTGACGTCAAACTCCGTGCTCTCGTTTTCCCCTGTTTCCAGCGCCTCATCCAGTAACAGCTCAATGGACTCAATCAGCGTCTGCAGACACTGGGAATAATACTGCTGCTCCAGCGCCTCCACGTTGTCACTGGAAGGCGGCTGGCCAACGCCAATCTTGTAGGCCGGGACACGGAACACCGAACAGACAATTTCAGCCGTCATCTTCAGTTGTTCCACCGTCTGCGCATCCACCGGTGAAAACGTCGTGGGGTTATATTTCGCCCCGTTGCTCAGGATCGCCGTTTTCCCCGCATTTTCGCCGGTATACCCGCTGTCCCAGTTGCTCTTCAGTTTTTTCGCATTTTCTTCCGTTATACTGCCGGGGATCTCAATCACCCCGGACGGCCTGCCGCCATTTCTGAAAAAAGACGTTGAATTTGCCTGAATATGATGCCCCTGCGTGGCCGCCAGCCCGGCGGCATACACCGGCGGCAGCCCCACAAGCGGATGAAAAAAACAGTTAAACCGGTCGTGGATCACTTCCCGGGCAGGCACCGTCACCGCCTCCGTGATCCCGCAGTTCCGGTCCGGTGTAATGCGATAGAACACCTCGCCGTCATCCGCCACCAGAGGTTCAACCCGGCTCCAGTCCAGAATACGCAGTTCTTTGATCTGCCCCCGGGAGTTACGGATTTTCAGCACCACCGTATTGCCGTGACGCAGTTTGGCGTTCAGCCACAGTTCAAAAAACTGGATACGATTCTGCTGTGCATTGGGACGACGACAGAGACGGGCAATATCCCCCTGCCGTTTTTCACGGCGGATCCCCTGTGTATCGGTCTGCATCAGGCGCAGTCGCATTTTGGCGATATCCTGGGATATCAGCGAAATGCAAGAAAACACCGCATGAAAGGAGAGGACACTTTCCGGATCGGCTTTCACGCCCTGCTGCCAGGCACCGGCAAAAGGCTCAGCCACCGCCTGAAACAGGCTGGTCCAGCCCACCTCTTTTACATCACGTCCTGATTTCTGGTTTTTTCGGGTTCGCCGCAAAAGGTTCCACATTCGCCATGCTCCGCATCACGTTTCTTTTTCTGACCTGCCGGACGTCGCACTGTGATGTACTCCGCCTTCCCCAGGCGAACCAGCACCTCCGCACACGGCTGTGCCACATCACGGATATCCCCGGCCCGGGCATCATGCGTGCCCTGCAGATATCGGATCTTTGCCATAACCTGTTACGGGAGGCGCACGCCTCCCGTCCTCCTCATCAGACTCAGCCGCCGGACGCACTGCCGTAGTTCACTCCGGTGATCACCGCCACCGCCGCAGTACGGCGACGACGCCAGTTGATCCAGCGCTCCGCACGGATGGCCACGCTGCCTGTCTGGAACATGGAAACCAGCTCCACCGGGGACGGTGTGGTGCTGTCGCCGCCCGGCTCAGACTGCATCTCCAGTGACGCTTCACGGGACATATCCACCGCCACACCGCCGTCATCAGCCAGATAAATATCCGGCGCATTCACCAGCACCAGCTGGTCACCCACGTACTGGGAGACAATCACCGGCAGGCCCTGGAAGGTGCCGCCAAGCAGGGTCATGTCCGGGTATTCCTTCTGACCCAGCGCATTTTTACGCATGGACAGCGCCAGGGCATTCGTGCTGGACATCAGCCAGACAGCACCAGTGGGCTGCAGATTTGCCGTCACAAACTGGCCAAACGCGGCCTCGGCATCCGCATCCGGGTTACCGGTTGATGCCGTGCCCTTCACATCATGGGTGATGGACGCCGGGGAGACATCTGCCACTGCGGCTTTTTTCGGGTCCACAAAGTCTGTATCCAGACGCGCCACCACCGCTTCCGCCAGCGCATTACGGACCAGTGCATCAGCAGCCGGACTGGAAAAACGGATCAATTCTTCCGTCAGTACCGCAATGGCCGACACTTTCGCATGACTGAAGGTGATGGATTCAAAATCAAACTTCGTCAGGGGTCTGGCCTTACCCTCACCCACCCAGCCGGCAGCACCGCCGGACACCTGGGCGTGCACACGGATATTGAACGGCACCTGACGAAGTGCAGGGATCCCGCCCTGACCAAATCGCCCGATAATGGTCTGCGGACGCAGGTAATCAATAAAGTCCTGTGCGTATTCCTGATATTCAGACAGGCTGCCTGCCCACTGCGGATCCGTGGTGGTCCCCGCGCCCACTGCCGATTTCAGGACATGATGCAGACGACTGTCATCCGGATACTGACGACGGGCCACTTCCAGGGCTTCAGATCGGACGCCTTTAGCCGCAGCCAGCGATTTGGCAAAGCGGGCGAAGCCAATCCCCTTATCCAGTTTCTGCTCCACACGGATCACCGGCGCAGAAGCCACCGCGGCCACATTCCCGTTACCGGCCTGTTTCACCGGCTGCGCCGTGGCGGCCTTACCGGCTTCCAGTTCACGCAGGCGCTTCAGGTGCGCATCCACCTGACGGATTTCCGCTGCGGTGTTGTCGTAATGCTCTTCCTCCTCCACATCCAGCGTGCGCCCTTCCTCTGCGGCTTTGGTCATGACCTCCTCAAGGGAGGCTGCCAGCGCTGCACGCTTGTTTTCAAAACTTTTAATCTGTTCGCCAATATTCATTATGGTCTTTTCCTTATGAAAAACGGTTGTTGACTGTGCCGCAGCGCCGGCAGAAGATGCGATTTTCACCACCGGTTTCCGGTTGCCGGACGCGGCAGAAAACGGGCGGTCGTAAGATTTAATGGTCCGGATGGTGCATTCCGCATTCGCGGGCACGGTGACGGCAGACACCTCCATCAGTTCCCAGCGCAGAAAATGCAGTCCGCCTCCGTCCAGAAAGGTGTATTCATGGGGACGGAAGCCCACGGACAGCCCCCTGACCAGCCCGGTCTTAATGGCCGCCCAGACCTCATCCAGCCGGGCTGCCATCTGGGAGGGCATCCCCGGCTCCGGCTTCACCAGCATTGCCGTGATTTCCAGCCCTTCCCTGACCCGACGCACCGTACACTGGCCTACAGGGCGGGAATGGTCATGCTGCCAGAGAAACGGGATCGTACTGCCAAACTCCGCCCCCTCCGGCTCCAGGATGTCACCATCCCGATCCGGAGAAGGCGTTGACGCAATCCCGGTGATCACCCGTTCATCCTCACTGAAGGATTTCACCGTCAGCAGGGAACAGGCCCGTTTAAGAGTCACATCAGCCTCCTGAAAATAAAAAAACCGCCGCAGCGGTTCATGATGGTTACAGGGTGAGCAGGGTTATATGAAAAAAACCTCATACGCTTTCTTTTTCGGTTCCGGATTCAGGGACATCAGGGACACCGCATTGAAGAGCGCCATCAGTGGGTCAATTTTTCCCCGTCCGCTGGCCTGTTTGGTGATAAGAATGGCGTTACCTTTAGGCTCCACCCGGGCATTGCCAACGCACCAGGCCATCAGTGGCTGACCACCATGCACCAGCACTCCCTCAGCCAGTTTGCGCTCGGTGGTTTTGATGGCCCCGCCCAGCTTCCAGCCCTGGCTTATCCCCACCACACTCTCATCGGGGATCCCGGCTTCCGCCAGTGAATCCAGAATCTGCCCCACACCTGACGGGTCAATACCGATATGATCCAGTAACTCAGCCTCATGAATACGACGCACATACTCCGCCACTTCCGCCGTGTCATCCCCGACCCGACGGACAATCGTCATGTCTCCACAGGCCACAAAATCCTGAAACCGGGATGCCTCACTCTTCCGTCTGACCACCGCGGTTTCATGCGCCCAGGCATGGCCCCAGCCCAGCCATTCGCGGGTCTCCCGGTCACGCCCAATCACATACATCCCCAGCAGATCATCCAGCCCTCAGCCGTCAATCCCCACCGTCACCACATCAGCACGACGCAGGATATCGTCCAGGCTGATACAACGGCCCTGCTCTTCCCAGAAATCAGCCCCCGCCCAGCGGTCAGAGCGCAGGGCAAGACCAATTTCCACATTGGCGTGTTTTGACATGAACCCCCGGAATGTCTCTTCACCGGCTTCCCGGGCTTTACGGTACTCCCGGTACAGAAAGGCCTCATCCACCGAATAACCGAGATTCGGGTTAACCATGGCGAGGTTTTCCATCAGCAGGTGAGCCCCGCTTTCCACCATTTCAGGAGGGTGTTCAAATATCACCGGCAGAAAGTGCGGATCATGAATTTTGCCGTCACGGACATCCCGGGCGTACTGCAGTTTCTGTCTGAACACCCCGGCAGGCGGTTCATTCGACTGGGTGGTTGTGTACACCACAAATCCTTCCGGACGGGAGGCAAGCCCGCCGATGGCTTCACGTAGCATGTCTTCCGCTTTGTACTGCTTGCCAAACAGCCACAGTTCATCAATCAGTGTCCCCACGGACTTGATACCGGACACCGTATTCGGATCGGCTGCCACCACTTCAGGGTGGTGTCCGTCACCCGATGGGTGATGGTCCGGATATGTGTCTGCACCTGACAGAGGTCATCCAGATCATCGTCCCGTCGTACCATATCCCTGGCAGGGTTGAAGGCGTTAGCCGCCACCTCCACGGTCGGGGCCAGAATGGTGTAGCCCGCCGCCTGCCGCCAGTTCAGTAACAGCGCCGTCATCATGATCCCCGCGGCCAGCGTGGACTTACTGTTTTTCTTGGGGATAAGGATAAACACTTCCTTGATATGGCGAACACCGGTCTGCGCATCGTAGGAGCCAAACAGGGCCGCCACCAGGTCAAACACCCACGGTGCACAGGACTCCCCGAATGTCGGGCTACCCGGTGCATCCACAATTCGCAGTTGTTTAAAAATCGCCAGTGCATGTGCAGCCTGGTCCGGATAAATCGGAGCCGGAATAATCGACAGCCCCTTTTTCAGGCGCTCTGCCCAGTCCGGACATGCCGTGCTCCATACAGGTATCATCCGCTTTCCTCATTCTGGTTATTCACCACCAGCCGGGGAGGTGGTGGCACCGCAAAACGGTTAGCCGCTTTTTTCACGGCATCACCTTTTGCCGATTTTTTACCGGCATCGCCTTTTTTATGGTGTGTGAACTGCGCCAGTCGCCAGGCCGCATCCAGTGCCAGTTTCGGGTCAATTATCAGGTTTTCCACCAGGATCTGCCCCATAGCTTTCACCGGATCGGGAAGACCATCCTCCATATATTCAATACCATGAGATATCACCGCGGGCGGAGGCATCTCCGGATTGTTTTCGTCCGGCTGTGGTATTGCAGCCACCTCACGGCGACGGGGTTTATCCTCCTGCTCTGATTTTTTCTGCCGGTAAACAGGAACCTCATCCACCTCCACCGTTTCGCACTGTTTACGGGCTATAAACGCGAGCACCTCCGGATCTTTTGCCAGCTGCGAGCCTTTAACCCTGGCGGTCTTCGCCGAATAACCGGCGGCAATGGCTGACGCTGTTTTGTTTTTCCCGGACATGAGCGCCAGCGCAAATTTTCGTTTTTGCGTTGTCAGCACAGCCTCCTCCCGGGTCCATAACGCACTCAGCCGGGTATGGTTCAGCCCATTTTTCCCGGCGTCTCATGCCGCAAATGTTAACTGCTGCCTGGTTAACATTTGCTGAAAAAGCCAGTTAACATTTTTTTCGCACAACAAACTGAATAATAAAGATAAAAACCGAAAAAATGCCCGGGCAGCCAGTTAACATGTTAACTGGCCTGAAACAGGAATTTTTTCTCTGCATGAGACGGGGGGCGGTGTCCAGGGCGATCGTTTTTTTTCGCCGGATGATCCCCCCCGGGTCTGGTCACAGGCCAGTGATTCCGTCGGCCCTGAGCGTGCCATCAGGAAGCTCAGGCAACGTCGGATCAGGCATACCACTCGCCGCTTCACTCGCTGACTTCTGGCGATGGCATTCAGTACAGAGGGTCCAGAGGTTCGTCTCCTCATTACCACCACCGAACTGAAGTGCAATGCGGTGATCGAGTTCACTGTCACAAAGGTCAACCACGCGTCTACAGAGACAACAGTGTCCGGCATCCCTCCGCCAGATACGACGTTTGAGGGAAACCCGGGCACTGCCACTGACACGACGCTGTTCCCCCCTCAGGACATTTATCCGCCGGGTGTTCAGAGTTTTGATTCTGCCCGGTAACGTACGAAGCACAGCCATGTAAAATCCTCGCCATATAGCTTGTCACCAGAGGAAAGAAAATGTCATCGAAAAACCGGATCCGCAGAACCACAATCCGCAATATCCGTTTCCCCAATCACATGATTGAACAGATCAATATCGCCCTTGAACATAAAGGTTCCGGTAACTTTTCAGCGTGGGTTATTGAAGCCTGCAGAAGAAGGCTGTCAACAGAGCGTTCGGGTATGAATTACATAATTAAGTAACATGGTGTTCACAGAACACACAGTTACCGGACACATCAGTTTTCCATTCGTCCCCCGGCAGTACAGGCTTCCCGTCTGACGGGATAGCCTGAAAAAACACAGAAAATTATTTGTTATAATTAATATAACTTACTCAAAAAAAAGCGACGAGAAAATCAGCATCAACGAGCAATAAGCGCCAATACGTGATAACAAATGGCAGCCATATTTATCTGCAGTATAAGCAATGGACAGGATAACCACACCAGAAACCGTCAGCATAAAATCCATTTGAACTTCCCCGGACAAAATCGACTCATCTAAAGATTTACAGCTCTTTTTATTATCAATATGTTAAAAGTAAAATAAACAGATGTTCAATAATACGAATACAAAAACGTGCTGAAAATCAATGAATCCATTTCTGTGTTATCAATTAATAGTGATAAACATCCGGCTTCTTCCACCATCGCACCGGACCAGCGACCATGAGGGGACAACGCCGCGCTCCGTTAACGCGGTAAACCCCGGTGTGTATCGTTTTTGATTATCCCCGCACACTCGCGCAGAGGATTCTCCCGGTCGGGCTGCGGTCTCTGTTAATGCAGGAATACGGCGACAATACCGCGCATGAATAATAAGGTCGCTCAACACACTGGCTGTAATGCAGCGGATACCATGCGGCATTTAGCGGCATTCATCGTACACTCAACGGTTAGCTCTTCATTCGTGGCATTCACCTGAAAGGTCCTGGAGTGTAATTGCGTACATTTACCACTGAACGAACCTTCAACAAGAACACGACCACGCTGCAAAATACGGAACGGAATTGTTCCCTGAAAAGGCTTTACGGTTACCAATAATTTCTTCATGCATTCTCCGAATAACAAAAATACTAGTTAATACACTGAGTGCGGATATATTCCTGAAGCATTCTCAATGCTGCCTGGTCGCTGATGATTCCGTCTCTGATACCGAGAACGTTTCGTCCAGCAACCGGAGAGAGTTCGACGGCGGCATCATTGCCCACGCCGGAGGTGCCGGTGGCTTCACGCACGGTACCGGGGCAGGTGGCGTTGATCCGCAGGCGCTTACGACCAGCGGCAACATCAGCACGCAGAGTTTCATTTTCAGCTCTCGCATCGGCTAATTCCCTCGAGTATTTTGCATCGAGCGCAGCAACATCACGCTGGCGCACCTGCATGTCAGTAATGGTGGCATTCGCCTGTTCCAGCTCTCTGGCTTTTTTATCGCGCTGCGCTTTGTAGGTGAGCGCGTTGTCACGGTAATGGTTTGTTGCCAGCCACAGCGCACCACAGCCAACCGCCATGACAATAATCACCACACACAGAACACGGTTCATCTCTCTTTCACCCCACCAGTCCCGATAACGTCAGGACTCGCCAGGCGGTGGAAAAGAAAATGGCAACCAGCATGACTAAAAATGAAATGCCGACAAGTACACAGAGGCTCTTCACCAGCGTTATGAGTTTATCTGATATCATTAGCCACCCCATCAATCCGCCTTTGTTATTTTCCCTTTGCCTGTATCAGCCAGGACAAAATCAATCAGCATATTCGCTTCATTTACCAGCGTACGGATTTTTGATACATGCGCGGCTTTAACCTGTTTCCACTCATTCAGCCCGGTAGCAAACACACTGGCAATGTTTTTATCCCGTTTCATGTCAGCACAAGCCTGGTTGAGTTCTTCCATCACGCTCATTTTACGGGGATTAACGACAAAACCCTTCGTCCAGTACTCGTAAAGAACATCGTCGCACTCTTCCTGATACCGGATGACCTTATCGCGGATTTCGGGTTTTACTTTGTTGGGATTAATGGTTTGTAGCCAGCCGGCAAGTTTTCGAAGTGGCATGGACACCATATTGCGTTGTTTCCCATCCTCAGCAACCATAACGATTTCCGTTATAGTTGACGCAAAACGCTGTCTTAACTTAGCCAACTGTGATTGCCAGGCCAGCCCCATCCCCGCAACGACAGGTTTCATGGGAACGTATGGTTCGCCATTATGGTTAACTACATAAAGAGAGTTGCCGTGAAACGGCACGGCCATCATATTCATCGGTTATTTCCTTTTAGTGATGAACCTTGTCTCACAGGAATCCAGCCCACAGAAAGGCACCGACAGCCAAACCGGTATCCTCAAGGGTCATCCTGAAAGGTTCTGTGTTGTGAGATGCGCGTGAGATGCGCAGAAATGACAAAGGCATCATTACGGTGCCTGAGTGTTAAACAACTGTTTTGACTTTATTCACTTACATTTTGCCAATTTGCAGGATTTCGTGTTATCCATCCATGTAAGCAAACCTCATTTTTCAGCAAAATATTCTGCTTATCTGTCGATTCCCCAGCACGCCAGCGCGCTCTCCTGGTCACGACGGGATACCTGACCGTAACAGTTATTTGAGCGAATACGGCAGTCCCTGCCACCGTCCTTAATCCACCAGCGAATAGCTTCGCAGGCACCTTTTCGATCTCCTGCATTAATCCGTCTGTAAAACGTCGACGGGAAACACTTACCGGGGCCAATGTTGTACGGACAGAATGACGCAATCCCCGCTTTCTGGGGTTCGGTCAGTGGCACTCTGATGTTTTTCTCCACCCATGCCAGCGCCTTATCACGCTCAATGGCGTTAACCCGGTCGCATTTTTCCTTCGACAGCTTCATGCCAGGAATAACAGGCTTACCATCCACCCGGGTGGCTCCACGGCAGATGGTCCAGATACCCGCACCATCACGGTATGCTGTGGTGTGGTTACCTTCCTTTTCATCCAGAAACTGGTCGAGGATTTCAGGCGCAGGCGCACCTGCGGCAATCAGCGCCAGAACGGCAGCCGACAGGCCGTATCTGATTTTTGCGTTCATGGATATTTATCAGGGTTTATCGATTTCAAATCCCTGGATATGTTAAGTCTTCAGGCCAGCGGTGGAGTCTTCAGAGAACCCGTAATTATTCCCGGTAGTTTTCCTCTGTAGGTTATCAACACATCCTGCGCCTCTAAAATTACGGGACGCTTTTCCGGTAACGGACCATCCCCTTCACATAACCCGGCAGCAACATCCATGAAAAACTGCTTCGCCTGCTTTTTCGCCTCAGCTTCGTAAAACTCCAGCGTGGCACCTTCAGTACGGTCAAGACTAATCGCCACATGTGGCAACAACAACGACGGATGCCCGCCAATTTCAAGTGCCACAGTAACAGCAATCTTATCCGGGTAATTATTTATCTCTTTAACAACCAGTTCGTATTTTTTCTTCATCGCTTTAGTCTCCCCGCGCCGTCTTACGGCGGTCCTCCCTGATTTTGAAATACAGGTTAGTCAGATACGTCAGCAGGCCAAACAGCAGACTCCCCAGTACACCTATTGCCACCCACTGGGACGGAGAGACTTTGTCCAGCAGTTGCAGTAACCAGTATCCCGTCCCTACCGCTGACGTGGTGTATGACACACCTGTTGTGATTTTTTCCATCTGGTACATACCCCGTCTCCCGTTATCCGGAAGCTGACAACAATAAAAAAAGCCACCAGTTAAGTACTGATGGCTCTGATAACTCATGCAGGCGTCTCAGACGACCCACTGACACTACCGGTGAGTTTAACGATACCTTCCATTTGACTGGCTCACTTTTTATGATGATGCCGGTGCATTTATCTCCAGCACCAGACTTTCTATCTCAACGCCATACGCTGCATTTTTTGTAACATCCGTCAGCGTCAGCGCATTCAGCCCCAGTGTCAGACTGTCTTTTATGACCTGGAATGCCGGGCCAGCCACTCCATTCAGTTTCGGAGTAACCGTGGCACTGCCGGCGGTGAACACCAGCTCCAGCGTCTGCCAGTCGTTACCGTAATCGCCGAACTCCCCCAGCTTCGTGTTTCCGCCTTTCCTGTGATGCATCAGATTCACTCTGCCGTCAGTGGTCTGAGTGAAGTACGACATCAGGAACGGATTACCGGTACCTGTCATCGCCACACCATCAGGAACGGGAGCATCCGTATACAGATAAATCCCCAGCCCGAACTGATGGTTGGTCAGTGCGCCTGACAGGCGGAACTTACAGGTCAGTCTGCCGCCCTGTGTCAGCAGGGTAATTGTGTCATCCACCGGATGCGTCAGGGACCAGGTTTTATTGCTCTGCTTGGTGATCTTAAATACACCATCTGACAACTGAATTCCGCCATCCTTAATGCTCCAGCCCTGCGCAGCAGCCTCTCCGGCTGCCGGCAGCAGGGAGATTGTGCGAACCGACGTATCTGCAGACGGACCCGATGACGTGTTGCCACCGGGCGAGGGTTTGATTTCCGGTGCCTTACCACTGATGAAGGCTGAGGTGCGCCCGGCTGCGTTCAGAATAGCGGTTGCCAKACGATCCGGAATAATGCTSCCTGCGCGCCCATGAACTGAAATGTGTCGGGCGGTTTGATGATACCTGGTTTCCATTCGTTCTCGATGCCGCACCGTAATATCCTGATGCCGGAATATCCGGATCTTCTGCCGGCGCGTTAGTGGCGGTATTGACGCCGTTACCGTCTGTCATGAAGGGCACAAAATAAACGCCCTCACTCTCCCTGTTTTTATACCCGCCGTACACGGTGTCGTACTGGGTAGCGTATGTATTTTTCCAGTAATACGTCGTGTCACCACAAATCCACGGCACATCTGCAGCACTGCCACCATGGCACTGCGCGTTAAACACGGAGAGGTCAGCACGAAACTGTGTCAGCATGGCTGTAAACAGCGCAGGTTGCTGTGCGTGGGTGGCGGCGCTCATGTCAAACTCTCCCTGCATCCAGCACACCGCCAGCAACACATTTTTCGGGTTCTTCTGTAATGCAGCTTTAGTGCGCGCAATCAGGTCCTGATATAACGGTTTACCCACACCCCAGCGTGCCGAATCCTGGCTGGCCCCCGTGTCCGCACTGAATGTCCCCTCCGCGCCCTGGGTGAATGCCGAACCACCACGACAGCATGGTACCAGCAGGATCCCCGCGTTATTCGGGATATACGGGAGCAGTTTTTTGGCAATATGTAAGCCCTGGCCGACACAGCCGTACTGCCCTTTGCTCAGGTCTGCCTTCGGATGATTCAGCGTACTCATATCCTGCACATCATGCAGACAGTGGTCAGCCGGGATGATGTCGTTATACGTACAACTCTCTCCACCCGGAGTTACCGTGCTGCGGCGCGCCAGCTGTTTAATGCGCGGATCCGGAGCATCGTAAGAATCCGGTAACGGAAGCCCTTCACCGTAGGCCATGCCGTTGGACTGTCCGGCAAGCACAACCACGTAGAACCAGTCCGGCTCAGATGAAGGGCCGACCTGTGGATCTCCTTCAATAGCCACCGCCTGCATCAGTGTGTACGGCGTAATGGCAACCGGTCCGCCATATGGCTGCCAGCCCTCTTTCAGTTTGTGTGTCAGCTTTTCCGCAAGGTCTGACGGCGACGCCGCCCTGACCACATCGTAGTGTTTAAATACCATGACCTTTTCCACCATATAAAGGAACAATAAATTCTTTTCTGATAGAGATTTAAATAAAAATACATTATTTTACAAAAAATAATATCCATTACAAAAACATCCGATTTTTTTATATTCCCGCTCATCCTGCTAATTTGTATTACAAAAAATGAAACAACTTGAACCAAAGTGATACAAAATTAGAAAAGAAAACCCCAGGAAGACAAAGAAAACGATCTTTATCAATGAGTTACACTGATTTATTGACTATGATTTTTAGCAAAACAATCGAAAGCAATGTGTACCGAGAAGGTTAAAAGATGGAATGGATAGTTATTGACACAGTGATATGCCCATCAAGCGGAATAACGTTTTCAACTGTATGGTGTAAAATAAAGTTGATAATCTGGTATCAGTCAGATGTGTTCCTGCCACCCGGAAGTATTCTCACACCTGTTAACTCAGGTGTGATTATGGATAATAAGCTGCTTCCATTAACCATTTACAACGTGACACCATTTAACAGAAAATTCTGGTTCCTTATCAGAAATCAAAAAGAGTGCCCCGGGAATTCAGTTAAAACAAAAATAAAATGCCATAATAGTATGTGTGTACTGATGATATGCCCGTATGGATTATATAAGTAACAACATATGAATACATAACAGATAAACTATTGACCTTGAGGCTCATCCATATAAAGAAGAGCTCTCCGAAGAGGTGTGTATTTGCATGCACATTCCTTTTTTGCTCTATGTCATGACCTCCGGCGACTCTATCCCGGCACCAGCAAACCCGCATCATTCTCGTTTCCGGTGTCTCTAAAACCACAGCACACCTGCCCCCCGCTGAGGGAGGGAAGCACTGTATCCGTACACTCAGCAACAGAAATACCACCCGCTCACTGCGCTACATATCAGCAACAATTTTATACCCGAACATTATCATTCAACAGCATGGTTCACAACAACATCATAACCCAGGAAACGAGAATCAGATCAAAAAAACAGAAATTTTACATGAAAAATACTGTTTATTAATATTGATAGCGTCGTACCACAAAATACGATGAATTATCCCTGAACTTAACATTAATGCCAGTATGTATTGCCCGCTGGTATCAGCGGGCGCTTTAAGAGATCGTATTCATGACTACCTGGGAAAAAGCTATTTTACTATTGTCAGTTTTTATTGCAGCCTTATCTGTCTACTTGCTTCACAGCCTGAACTGACCATATCTTTATCCATCCTTCCCGTCATCAATTGAGCATGTAAGGATGTGACTAATCTCCTTAACGGTCTGCGCAAAACGTTCTGCCTCCAGTTCAACACCAGTTGCACGACGCCCGAGCGCCATAGCTGCTTTTATGGTTGAGCCAGAACCCATGAAAAAATCCGCCACCAGGTCACCCGGACGACTGCTCGCGCAGATTATCTGCCGCAGCATTTCTGCCGGTTTTTCGCACGGATGTTTCCCTGGATAGTACTGCACCGGTTTATGCGTCCACACATCGGTGTACGGCACCTGCACCGTCACACCGAAATACCGCCGCAAATTTTTATATTCACTCAGCAGTTCCATATACTGCCGGTTCAGCTCACTGTATGTGCTGACCAGTTGGTAATGGGACTTTTCCAGTTCTCCCCGCTGATGTTTCTCTTCTGCCACCCGGGCAAACAGCGACTGTAATTTCAGATAATCGCTTTCGTTCGGTAGCTGCCACTGACTGGCACTGAACCAGTGCGACACCATGTTTTTCTTTCCTGTGGCATCTGCAATCTGTTTTGCCGTTATCCCAAGAGCAGCACGCGCATCACGAAAGTAAGAAATCAGCGGGGCCATCACATGCTGTTTCAGTGCCCTGCCCTTCGCCTCATCGCCATCATCTTTCGGACGATACGGCCCCTGATAATGTTCCGCGAACAGAATGCGTTCTGTGGCCGGAAAATACGCCCGCAGGCTTTCCTTGTTGCACCCGTTCCAGCGTCCGGACGGCTTCGCCCAGATAATATGGTTCAGCACACTGAAGCGTTCACGCATCATGATTTCGATATCAGATGCCAGGCGATGACCACAGAACAGGTAAAGACTTCCGGCAGGTTTCAGCACCCGCCAGAACTGCGCCAGACACTGGTCCAGCCACTTCAGGTAATCATCGTCGCCCTTCCACTGGTTATCCCAGCCCTCAGGCTTCACTTTAAAGTACGGCGGGTCCGTGACTATCAGGTCAACAGAATTTTCGGGTAACGACCGGATAAATTCCAGGCAGTCGGCGTTGATTAACTCACAACTGGATATTTTTACAGTATTAAGCATGGATCATTAAGCCTGTCTCTGATAGGCTCATTCTGCTTTGCGCAAAGCAGT